ATTTAATTGATTTGATTACTGGAGAACCTGATGATAGAAGTATTCATTGGTATTGGGAAGAAGATGGTAATGTAGGCAAGTCTGCTATTTGTAAATATATTTGTGTTAATTTTGATGCGTTAATTGTTTCTGGTAAAGGAAGTGATATTAAGTATATGATAAAAGGATTTAAAGAAAGTAAAGGATTTTTTCCTACGGTTATATTATATGATATTCCACGGAGTAGTGCTAATTTTGTTTCTTGGTCTGCGATTGAAGAAATTAAGAATGGTTTATTTGCGTCTAGTAAGTATGAATGTGAAATGGTAGTTATGAATAGTCCCTTTGTTTTGTGTTTTGCTAATTTTTTACCTGATTTATCTTTCGTTTCTGCGGACCGTTGGGTAGTTACGAATTTATAGAATTTTCCTATAAATTCTTCTGCCAGTCAGGGAACCCATTTTGTTTTTTTAAAAAAACGCTCCTACGTCGCATTTTTTAAAAAAAACAAAATAAGCCCTAAATGAGAATAATTTATAGGAAATTTCTATAAATTCTTCATGAATATCGCTTTTTCGCTGGTCGCCCTTACGGGCTCCTATGTTACACATTTATGATGTATTTTATGCGAGCGTAGCGAGCATTTGTCTAATTGTCTACGTAAGTCAGTCGTATTTGTGCGTCTACTTTGATTGGGTCTGTGGTTGCGTCTAATGCGTCGCTGATGAACATAATGTACGGTTTCATCATTGTGGCGTCGTTGCTGTCATTAGCATATGTAATGCGAGTTTGTAATGGAACTGATGTTTTTGGGTAATAACGTTGTGCTTGTGAATTTGTTGTTCCTGGATTACCAGGTGGTAGTGTTTTATTGTATGAGGTTTTTTGATATTTAAGTCCTTTAGGAAAGAAGAAATTTCTGTATTCTTGTGAATTCCAGTAAGAAGCTGGTGATATTAATCCATTGGCATCAACCTGAAATAATTCAGTAGGTGATGGGATGTCGTCTGCGTTTTTAGCAAAGAAGATTAAGCATTTTATTGTTGTATTGGATTGGGAAGAAGATGTGTTGGTATGAGCTAATATGTATCTAACTGAAATATTAGTAACTTTGATTTGATTACCTATACGGTTATTGTATGATGTTCCACGAACAGGAATAGCTAAAGGATATATGATTATATTTCCATCGTGAGGTACTGCTGTTGGGTGTTTTGTATGGTCTGGTAAAGAACCTGTAACTGTGTTAGTGATAAGAGTGTCTAAATGTTTTCGTTCTGTGTTAAGAGCCCGTTTGATGTATGATACATCTTTAATGATATTTGGTATATTGTAACCTTTGCCTACACGGCCTTTGGTAATGTAACGATTACGGACACCTGCTACCGCACGGCCACGTACTTTTCTAACGAATTTTTTAACGGGTTTTTTACGGAAATAAGCCATTATATTATGTCTAAAGATTATATTTTTATATTGTGGTATATTATATGGAGACAGAGTCTCCGTTAGTCTCTGGAGAGGGTAATACTATTTCCTCTCCAGATAAGAAAAGACAAGGTCTGGCTAAAAGGTGGTGTTTCACTTTTAACAATTATTTAGAAGAAGATGTCTCTAATATTAAGGAGTTTTTAGAAAATCCGTCCAAGAATGGACGATTGTTTAGGATATTTTATATAGTTGGTAAAGAAGTCGGTGAGTCTGGTACAGCACACCTACAAGGGTATATAGAATGTGAAGATAAGATTAGACCTATCGGTTTTTTTAATTGGAGTAAGAAGATTCATTGGGAGTCTGCTCGTGGCACGAGGGAACCTAATGTTAAGTATTGTAGTAAAGATGGTGATTATTTTACGAATATTAAAATTGATAAGCCTTTAAAAGTTATTAAGGAAGAAAGTTTTTATCCTTGGCAAAGAAATTTAATTGATTTGATTACTGGAGAACCTGATGATAGAAGTATTCATTGGTATTGGGAAGAAGATGGTAATGTAGGCAAGTCTGCTATTTGTAAATATATTTGTGTTAATTTTGATGCGTTAA